ACTTCGTGTCCTACTCTTTCTGCAAGTGCTTTCGCTTTATCACAGTATGGGCAATTATCTTTTCCAAATATTTCTACTAACATTAATCTACTCTCGCTACTACTTGAGGAATAATTTCCCCTGCTCTTATTACTTCAACAGAACAACCAATTTCAAGTCCAAGACCTTCAATGACTGCTATATTATGTAGAGTTGCTCTACTTACTGTCGCTCCATTTATATCAATGGATTCTAGAATTGCTACTGGGGAAACATTTCCCGATTTACCAACTTGCCATACAACATCAAGTAGTTTTGTTACTACTCCTGAAGGCTTGGTTTTCTTGGCAAATGCTCCACGAGGATGATGAGAAGTATAACCTAACTTTTCGAAAGCTTTGTTACTTATGACTCTCCATACATCTCCATCTTGTGGAAACATAGCATAATTACTGTCAATGGCTGTCTCAAATCCACACTGATTCAGAAACTCCATATCGTCTATATAGTCATCTGAATGGTAAGGTTGCATACCATAGGCAATAAATTCCATAAACTTACTACGGTCTATGAACTCATTAATATCTTTTAAATTTAGTGCACCCGCTGCATAGTTTCTTGCGTTGTCAATACTTTTATCTGCAACCACTTCTCCAGTGATTTGTATTATTGGTTTATCTATACAGGGTAATAGAATTTGAGGAACTAAATGCCTCATTTTGTCTGTGATGTCGAGACCTTCTTTACCGTCGCCTCGTGTTAAGGCAACTGATAGTTTGCCTCGAATATATTGGAGACTTACTGCTGCTCCATCTAGTTTTGGTGTTACAACTACAGGTTCACTTCCATAGTCTGGTTGTTGATCTACAGTGTACGCCTTTTGTAAAGAATACATTGGGAAGGCGTGTGCCCATCTTGTTGATCGTGCATCCACTTCTGCTCCGACCGTGTCATTTAATACATCAAGTTGAGACTCCAACCTGTCATACACTTCGTCTGACATAAATGGTTTACCATTGTAGTAGGCAATCCGTGCTTGATTTATTAATCCTTGTAAATTTTTCATAAGTATATTATACTAAATTTATAAGGTGTTGTCAAGAATTATTTTAAGGTAGGTATATCTCATCGAGTTGTTCTTTGAATTGTTCCTCTAAAACTGATTTGCTTTCTGCTAGTGAAAGAATATCGACTAGTCCTTCAAATAAGTTTCTCGTATTATCAAAATCAATAGGCATAGTGATTCCATTTCTACTTGGTAACCACTCTTCATCAAAGTCTAAATAATACTTTCGTAATGATAAATACTCAGTTCCACGAAATACATTTACTACTAGTCGTATCTGTTCATCTTCTGTTTGTTGTATTATTTTTTCGTAAGGTGCAGGAGAATCTAGGTCAATCATTTTTAATTACTCGGTTGAGAGGAACAACACTTGTTACATTTTCAGGCACAAGTATTCTATAAGAATCCGTGTCCCAACAAAATAGCAAAACTGTGTGCTGTCCTTCTTTTGCTCTGTTTCTTTTCTGACGAATATATTCTGTAGAAAAGTCACTTGTGCAAACATTATATTTTAATTTTCTTGAATTTTGACTTCTATAAGTAATTATAGCATCCCCAGATTCTTCGAGTCTCTTTTTAAGCTCTTCTTTTTTCATTATTTCTCCAATTTAATCTAACAAAAACTCTTTTGAATTGTTAAATTGGGAGGTCACTTAAAAAGAATGCAAAAAACCAAGACATTTTGCAATGCCTTGGCTAAACTTAAGTTACAACTACTTAATTATTTAATGCTTCTACAACGCCTTTGAAGTATACTGCTGCTTTACCAGTTAGTTTACTGATGATAGCTTCATCAACTTCTTGACCTGCGTCTGAAAGCGCAGAAGTAAGACTTGCTTGAGCATCAGCTACTGATACTCGTCCACTACCACCACTAGATCCACCTGAGGATTTAGCTGCTGGAGTTTTTCTTACATAAACGCCTGCTTTGGTCAATATCATTCGAACTCCATTTGGTGATTCGCCAAGTTCATCTGCGATTTCTTTTACAATTTCCATTGAAGTTTCAGGTGTAGGTTCTTGTTCCTGATACATTTCAACTGCCTGTGCTTTAGATTCATCTGTCCAAGCCATTCTTTTTCTCCTGTGTTTGTTTTGGATCCATTCGCCGTTCCACATGGGTTTCCAACCTGTTCGGTCGAATTGTTGCATGTAAAATCTGTCACTCATGTATATCCTTTTTTTAATATAAATATATTATAATGAAATTGAAACCAATTGTCAAGAAGTATTTTTCGGTATCTTATAGGACTTCCTATTTTGAAAAATACTTAATAATTATTTCAATCTTTTCTTCTGCTGCAGCGACTTTTTCTATCTGTGTCTCGATAGCCTCTACTACATCTGGATGCTCTCCAATACCAGCCGCCAATTTCTCATAGACTCTGACATTTGCAAGTGCAACTGCAATTTCGCCTTCTAACTTTTTGATTAGTGCTTCTAATAAATAACTCATAATTCTCCTCTATGATTTAAAAAATTTATCATAGTCTCCGTCTTTATACTTATTATAAGTATCTCTGCCAAAGATATAACCATAATAAAATAATCCTGCCCATACAACTAAATTAAATAAAAATTCAAATAGCATAAAAGGGACTTGAAATAAAAAATCTAACATTTTCTTTTGTTTTCCCAGTCTTCGATTGCTGCTTTTATACTTCCTTCTGCTAATACTGAGCAGTGTAGTTTAATTGGGGGAAGATTTAAAGCTTCTGCAATATCTTTGTCTTTAATTAGTTTTGCTTCTTCAATTGTCAGTCCTTGCAACATATCTACAAACATAGAGGAAGATGCAATTGCACTTCCACACCCATAAGTTTTAAACTTAACGCCCATAATACGATTGTTGCCGGGGTCTATTCTTAATTGTAGTTTCATGACATCTCCACAAGCGGGAGCACCTTGCATACCCGTTGCGACTGTTGGGTCTTTTGGATCGTATCTTCCTACTGAAAATTGTTTTGGTGAGTTTAGTACTCCCTCGAATCTGTCTACTACTTCTTTACTGTATGCCATATTTTTATCTTAAGGCTCTGTCGCAAAATGCAACTATGAATTCTTTTGATAGCTTATCAGATAAGGCTATAGGTAAGGTAAGTGGGGTGGCTATGCCAAATCCTATTATTGCTACAAACCATCCTACGTACTCTCGCTCTACAAGTATACTTTCAATTTTAAATCTCTTTAGAAATTTAATTGAAGGATAATATAATCTTAGTAAGCTAAGTACCCAGCCTGCAATATAAAAAGCTATAAAGTATTTCATAAATATTGTTGTAAGTGTTTTAAACTTCCTAGATCGTATGCAAGTCGAGTAGCATTATGCCCTGCGTTGCGTATTAATCCGAAGTAAGGCGATTCACACTCTGCCATTTGAATTTCCCAAATATGATACATTTTACTACCATATTTTTCTTCATAGTTTGTTTGAGTACTATTAATTTCTTTTTGCACTATAGCAATACAATTGCCTCGTGCTGACCACACTCTTTCACCTGCCTCAAACTCATCTGCTACACAAGGTTCTGGAATCATAGACTCTCTTATTCCTTGATAATCAGTGTCTGGTAATTTTTGTGGCACTCCTAGCCGTTCAATAACGGCTTTAATAAAAGCGGGGGAACGATATAATGCTTTTGCAATGTCAGATACATTTGCCCCATCTAAGTAATGTTTTACTATGGAGACTTTCTCTGCTTCGGTTACGCCCTTGCCTTTGTTTTGTGCTTTTCTTCTAGCACGAAATTCTATTGTTTCTTGATGATCTGCTATGATCTTGTTGAGACGAGTTGTATTATATGCAATATGTAATATCTCACACGCCTCTTTCTTTGTAATAGGTTTCTCTGCAGCGAGTAGTTCTATTACTTTGTTTATGTTTGCTTCTGAGAGTTTCTCCTCTCTTTTCTTTCTAACTGCCATCTTTTAACTCCAAATGATAGTCATTTAAGTCTTTTAAATCTTCTTCGTGCATTTTTCCTAAAAGAATGATTGCGTAGTGAATAACTTTATATAAATCTTTATCATTCCTGCCCTCTTTCTTCCCAAAGCGTTGTGCATATTTGATAATATTTCCAATACAAAATCCTTCACCATGCCCTTCATCAAATACTATTTCTGTAGTTTGTTTTCCTGTTTGTGCATAGTGCTGATTATATGTATTGTTTACATACTGTTCTAGTCGGGACAAAATTAAGTCCTCATTGAATTTGTATTCTGGTATTTGCTTTGGGTTATACACGAGTTATCCTTTTTTCATAGTCGGCATAATCCTCGTTCCACCAATGTGGTTTGTCTCTGTGAGACCAAGCTGCAAAGGTTGCCTTATCTAAATGGTAATAGTCTCGATAACTTTGTATCGGATTATCATAATCTCTAAGTTCTTCTGGCATTGCCAATCCAAACTTAGTAAATCCTACTCTTTCAAGATGAACTGGCTCAGGTAGTTTGTTTACTACTTGTTCTACAGATTTGTGTAGTTTGCCATAACGATAGTAGTATTCATCATTCAATGCATTTGCATAACAATGAACCCACTCATGATTGTCCAATGACTCCCTTGCCCAGATTGTGCAGGGATGATTGTACATCATTGGAAGGTAGGGGAAGGGTCGCTCCTCAAGTGGTAAATGCTTAATTTCAGCTTTCACTTTGTTTAGAACTTCTCGTTCGTCTGCATTTAGCGCACGAGGAACATACCCTAGAAACTTGTCAATATAGATTGTTGTGCAAAGAATCTGGGCAGCTTCCAGTGGCATCTTAACAATATGTTTGTCAACATGAT